CAGCAGCATCAGGCGGATGGTGTCAATGATGGTCGCACCGGCCAGGACGAACGGCGCCGCGAAGGCGGTTGCCTGGGTGTAGATACCGTTGATGTTGTTGCCCACACCGGAGCCGTTCAGCAGCTGCGCTTCTTCCTTGAATTTCAGGCCGTACAGCAAGCGGGCATCGATCTGCGATTGCAGCGCTGGCCAATCGTCCAGGATCTCGGTGGATGCCTTGATGTAGTGCGCCAGCTTCTTGACACCAGCGCCCACCAGCGAATGGGTAATGGTCGATTCTGGCTTTGCGGCACCTTCGGCCACCGGGGCGGCGTTGTTGGTGAAACCGGTTTCCTTGATGTAGTTCACCAGGTTCGAGCTGGTGCGGCCGGGCGCGATCAGGTCGCGGATGGTCAGGCGGCGATTCGGGATCTGGTTGACGCCTGGGCGCTGGTCAGGCTGCACCACCGGCGAGGTGCTGGTGACGATGGCTTTTACGTCAAACGACATGGAGCCGCCTTTTTTCACCAGCTGGCCGGCTTCGTGCGCCTTCTTGAATTCTTCATTGTCGATAAGCTGGAAGCCCAGCGATTTCAGCATGGACTTCTGTTCTTCACCTTCGCGGGCGGCCTTCTGCTCCAGGTCTTTAATCTGGGCGGTCATTTCGGCTTGCTTGGTCAGCAGTTCGTCGACGGTTTGTTTGACGCCTTCGGACATTTCAATGCCGCGTTTGGCCTCGGCCAGCGCTTTTTCGCCGTGCTCTTTCACCTGGTCGCCAACGCGTTTCAGTTCTGCGGTAACGCGTTCGATATCGTCAGGGCCTGCGGCCAGCATGAAGCCGCTGCGCATGGCATGGCCTACCCACATGGCGTAGAGGTGCGCGCCAATGGACAGGGCAAAGGCCTTAATTTTCGATTTGAATTCCTTCATGGTGTTCTCCTTATGGGGTGAGATTGAAACCGCGCAGGGCGGCCAGCAGTTCTTCGCCTTTGGTGTCGCCGGGCTCACCCCGGAGCAACTTCGACAGGCCGTGGACGGCAATTGCCGCGGCCTGGCTTTTCGAAAATCCTGCCTCGCGCAAGAAGTCCTCGAAATCTTTCACTGATGGCAGCTGGCCCGTCTTGAGCATCAGGGTCATGGCCGCCTTTACGTTGTCCACCTGGGCCGCGGTAGTAGCCGGGAACGTCACCGGGCTTACCTCGCGCAGATCCAGCTCGATCAACGATCGGGTGTTCTCCTTTTCGTTGTAGCTATCTTGGATCACGTAATAGCCAATCGACAGCCCCTTGACGATACGGGCCTTCATCAGTGCATAGGCTTCCTTCGCCTGCTGCACCTCGTCTTTGAGCAGAAAGCCGGTCACCAACAGTCCTTTACTGTCCTCGGACAGGTCGGTGTAGCCGCCAATCGGCTGATCTGGGTTGTGCTGCCAAAGCATCGGCAGCGGATCACCGCTAGCCTTGATCTCTTTCAGGCTTTTCTTGAACGCGCCTGGCAGGACGATCTCGCGGTAGCTGTCGATATTGCCGAACACCGAGCCGTAACCGGTGAAAGTACCGTCGTCTTTAACGTCTTCGGCCTTGAACGCAAAGTTTTTGCGCTGCAAAACGCCGGAATTATCCTTGCGGTTCATGGTCTTTGTCCTTGTTATCGCCCAGGCCGAGCCAGTCGAGCAGAGCGGATTTTGCAGTTTGGGCAGTATTAGTGATTTTGCCCAACATTGTAAGCGGAATCAAGTTGCTTTGCACTGTCAGTTCATCGCCGCCCGTCACCGGTGGGTCATTCTCCAGCGCGCGCACCTCGTTGCGGGTCTTGAGACCGTTCTGCACCATGGTGGCATAGAACTCGGCGCGGGCCTTGCTATCGGCGCGCAGCAGGCCTTCCACGCTGTACTCCGCATAGTACCGCGTGCGATCGGCTGGCGACATTAGTGATTTCTTGATGCCCTGCTCAATGCGCACCAGGTAAGGGCGCAGAACGAAAGCCAGGAAGCCGAGCATAATCTGTTCGCGCCCGGTGCCCCAGTTCGACACTGCGGTGCCATGGCCGACCATGGACGGCGGCACGTTGAACCACCGGCATAGATCCTCGACATTGAAGGTGCGCGATTCCAGCATTTGCATATCGTCCGGGTTCATCCCGGAAGCGTTCTGGTAGGTGGCTTCCCCTTCCAGCAGCAGGATCTGCGCGCCGTTACCGGCGCCGACCACGCTTTCCTTCAATTTGGTCTTGTATTGGTCGCGCTGGTCAGGTTTCAGGTATTGCTTGAGCGACACCACACCGTTCGGGCTCATGCCCTCGGTGAACGTGGACGCCGCGGCCTTTTCCGTGGCCAGCGCCAGGCCCATGGAGCGCAGTCCGTTGCGGATCGGGGACCGACCGCATAGCCCATCCGTGCCGAAGCCCTTCACGTGCCAGATATCGCGCTCTGTGTAGGTTTTCATGCCGCTTTTGGGGTCGGCATAGAGAAATTCGATACTGCCGTCCGTCATCCGCCGCACGCTCACCCGGTGCGGGTCCAGTGGTGTGAGGGCGATAATCGCGCCCTGCCCGTTGAAGCTTTTCAGGACGTATGAATTACCCCACAGGCAGAGCTGGGAAATGATCGCTTCCCACCCCTCAACCGCCGTCATGTCGGCGTTCATCTGATCATGGACCAGGCTATACAGGGTATGATTCGTCGCCACCTGGCGCACACCGTTGCGGTTCTCGTAAATGAACAGGGGCAGGGTGGAGATTGTCTCCGCGATCAGACGCACACAGGCCCAGACGGTGGAGAGCTGCATTGCGGTATCGACGTTGACGGACTGGCCGGCGGTATTCACGCCTGGCCCGACTTCGGCGCGGTAGGCGGCGTAATCGTCCGTCCGCCAGGATTTTTTCAGGAATGAAACGGCTTTGGTGATGATGTTCATGCGGTCGCCAGGAAGTCGTCGAGGGTGCCGAAGTCGTCACTTTCCGCGCCTTGCGGCCTGACGCCGACCGCAATCGCCAGGGCCACCATGCCATCGATGCGGCCGCGTACCGTGCGCTTATCGAACTTGCGGGCGCCGCTATCCCCGACCACCTTTGCATTGGCCGCGTTCATGGTCAGCACGGGGTGTTTGCCGTGGCGTAGTTGGCTGTTGAGCAATTTAACCTCCAGGTCGCGCAGGGCGGGCGTCATGCTGGCCGTACCTTGCCCGAATTCCACAAACTTAGCAATTTCCTCTTCGGAAAACAAGGGTTTCCCTGTTTTTTCGTCTGCTTTTTGCAGCCATTCCTTGAGAAAAGCCATCAAATAGCGGTCGAAACCGAACAATTGTATGTCGAATTCATCGAAAATTCGGCGCAAATATAGCGCCACATGGCGATATTGTATCGCTTTTCCAGGCGTTGTAAACAGGAAACCTTCCTTGTGCCACACGTCGTAGGGCACTTTATCGCGCTCCGAACGGCCTTTTAGGTCATGTTCAGGCAGCCAGAAGTAGGGGAAAACGCTTCCGTCCTCTGCCGAAACCAGCACCGCAGCGGTCAAATCGCTGACGCTGGACAAGTCTAAGCCTCCGTAGACGCGGGGCCGGCCCTCTTTAATAGGTGCGGCACCGTTCGCTTCCCAGATCGAGCGGGTGACAAAGGGGGACACCGCCTCGATTCGCATATTGAGGTTGAGGTTCAGGAATTCCGGTTCAAAGCTGGGGGTGGCCTTCGCTTTGGCACACAGCTTGCGCATGTCAGTGAGGGAACGGAACACCCCCAGGGCTGGATTAGCTGCACGCCATGCGTCCTCATCATCAATGGCCGCCCCCTCAGGGGCCGCGTACACGTGGCAAACGATATGCGGGTCTGGGTTTGCTGCTTGCGCGTCGATCATCTGCGAGAGCATGTCCAGATCGGTTGGAGCCTGGGTGCTGATAATCAGCTGCATCGCGTTTTCATACGCCCCCTGCGCCGTCTGCAGCGTGGAAATGAACGGATCCGATGGCCCGCGCACCTGGCCCAGCTCGTCGAGCACGATCAAGACGGGAGAAAGCCCGTGCTTCGTTTTTGCCTCGGACGACAGGGCTTTGTATTCAACATTTTTCGACAGGCCGAGTAACTTTTTACCGGAGGGGAATATCTTGACGCGCGCCGACAGTTCCGGGGACATGTTGATCATCTTGCACGCCAAGGAAAACACCAGGGCTGCCTGGTCCAACGACATG